CTCGGTTGTCCTTTCGGCCGGCTTCTATTTCCCTAATTCCGCATAATCTATAAGAAATTATGGAGTGTTTCAATATTCCTGGATTTTCTTGCATTAATATGGCTATGCGTAAGTAATGTTCATTATGTAAAATCTAAGAATATGATTAACGAGTTGAATAATTTATCACCAGATGGCATACTAGAAATTGGAGAGTTAGATAAAGAAATAGTATCTCAGTGGACCTCTAACATTGAGGATAATTTATCTATTGTTTTAACAGGAAAACAGCGTGATCATTATATAAATCAACATCCAGAGATGAAACAATATGAATCTAATTTATTTGATGCTGTTTTTTATCCAAATGAAATACACCGTAACAAATTTGACGAAATGATGGCTATTTTCTATAAGATTATTGATAATGAACATTACTTACGCATAGCCATATTAATGCAAGAAAATCCAGGAATATTGAAACACTCCATAATTTCTTATAGATTATGCGGAATTAGGGAAATAGAAGCCGGCCGAAAGGACAACCGAGTTGTTTGGATTAAATAACAAAACCGCCTGGTGGGACTGCCAACTTCCACATCTCTTTTGCCCACGAGGGGGTGTAGACGGCAGAATCTCTACTTCAGACGGCTATGAACGCTTACAGTATAACTGATTATGATGGGAAATGCAAGTAATTCAGGAAATAAAAAAGACTTCTGTCTGAACGGGAAGGATCAGAATCACCTTGTTGGTATGAGCCCCATTTACTCTCTTCAGAGTAAGCAAATTATATATTTATTGTGAGAATGGAATATTGCAGGAACGGTGGACAAAAAAGAAATAAAAAAACCGGCCTTGACCCCTTTTGGGGAATCGCACCGGTTTGGGGTCCCGTACGGCATCGCGCGACTTGCCATCTCCCTCCTTGCGGAGGTGTGGGAAGCGACTTCCCACCTCAGAACCTGATACCATTATACAGGAATGGAAGATAGAAGTCAAGAAATACGCCCCAAATACTGAGTATCTGGGTTTGAAAAATAATTTGTTATTAACTGAACATATGATATAATAAATATAGATTAGCCCAACAGAAAAAGGGCAAAACAGAGCCGTAGGACTGGCAAACCAGCCACGCTTTTCACGAGAGATCGTGAGGGCGTGGCTTTTTTTGTTTCGATCGGCCAGGGCGATACCTGGCCAACACAGCGTGGCCGTTACCACGTAAAAAACACGAAGTGAAAGGATTCGAACCGATATGAAGCGTGAAGATTTGAAAGTGTTGGAACTTGCTGATGAACAGATTGACGCGATCATGAAGTTGTATGGCAAGAGCGTAGAAACTCATAAAACGCAGCTGACGGAAGCTGAAAAGCAGGCGCAAGCACTGCAGGGACAGCTTGAAGAGGCAACAAAGGCAATTGAGAGTTTCAAGGAGCTGGACGTTGACGGGATCAAAGCCGCTGCTGACGAGTGGAAGTCCAAGGCCGAGCAGGCTAAGGCGGAAGCCGCTGCAGAGATTGAGAAGCTGAAGTTTGACCATGCACTGGAAGGTGCGCTAACGGAAGCTAAGGCAAAAAACCCCAAGGCGGTGAAGGCACTGCTGAACTTTGAAAACCTGAAACTGGCAGAGGGGGGCAAGATCGTTGACCTGGATGACCAACTAAAGGTGATCAAAGAAGAAAATGATTATTTGTTTGAATCTGACCAGCCCGCTCCAAAGATCATATTGGGTGGGAAAGGAAAGACAAAAGTAACCGATTCAATGGTGGCCGCAGCCAGAACAGCGGCGGGGTTGCCTATTGAAGATTAACGATTAGGAGATTTGAAATGGCTTTAACAACTATTAACGGAATTGAGCTGGCGGAGAAGTTCCAGCCGATTCTGGATGAGCTTTACAAGAAAGAATCGCTAACGGCGCGCCTAGATGGCCTGAGCAAGCCGGTGGATCATAACGATGCCCGAACTGTGTATGTGTATAAAACAAGCATGGTGGGGCTGGGTGATTATGACCGGGCGACGGGTTTTGCTGCAGGTAATGTGACCGGTGTCTGGGAAGCGCTGGAGCTGACCAAAGATCGAGGGCGGGCGTTCAGCGTGGACGCGATGAGCGATGAGGAAACGCTGGGTATGGCTTTTGGCACGCTGGTGGGTGAGTTTATTCGCACCCAGGTAGTGCCGGAGCTGGATGCTTACCGGTTTTCGGTTTATGCTGACAAAGCCGGTGGAAAGCCAACTGCCGCAGCTTTGGCAGACGCCAGTGCAGTAATCGCAGCTGTGGATGTTGCTCAAAAACATCTGGACGGCAAGGAAGTGCCGCGTGAAGGACGGGTCCTATACGCGTCTGAAGATACTTATTACAAGTTGAAAGGCGCATTGAGCCGCTCCTGGGCAAGTGAAGGCACGGTTGACCGGAATGTTGAGCGGTTGGACGGTATGGAAGTGGTGATGGTGCCACAGACTCGATTCTATGAGGCGATTGATCTGGACGATGGATCGAGTGCTGCTGGCGGTGGTTACGGTAAAACAAGTGGGAAAAAGGATTTGAACTTCCTTTTGCTGCATCCCTCGGCTGTGTTGCAAATTGCCAAGCACAACCCATTACGGGTATTTGCGCCTGGTGTCAACCAGACTGCGGATGCCTGGCTATTCCAGTACCGCATCTATCATGATGCATTTGTGTACGCCAACAAGACGGATGGTGTTTACGCCCATCGCAAGAACACTTAATCGGAATATTAATGCCTGAAGGAGGCACATATGGGAATAAAAAAGATTAATATTCACGGTTGGCTGAAGGATGTAAACGATAACTTCGAATTGTTGAAGGGCTTTTTCAGCGGCGGACCTGGACTGGGTGCGTTACGCGTTGCCCGCTGGGAATTTGACGTGATGGAAGATGACCCGGAAGGTGATGCGAATACCAAGATCGGCGCGCATGGCACTGGGATTGTTCTGCCTGCGCATGCGATCATCGTCGGTGGGTTTATGGATGTGAATACACCCTTTGCCAGCGATGGCTCTGCGACGGTTGCCGTGAGCGTGGAAGGCGCAAATGATATTCAAGCCGCCGCGGCCGTTTCCGGCGCGCCCTGGTCGACCCATGGGCGCAAGGCGATCATCCCCAAGGCGAACACGCCAGAGGGTACATCCGTGAAAACAAGCGAGCCGCGTGAAGTGACCGTGACCGTTGCGGTGGCGGCGCTGACAGGTGGAAAGGTAACCGGCTACCTTTACTATGTTGAAGGGCTGGAATCGGCAGATCCGCCAGCGAGTTCTTAAGTGAGGTGAGGACATGGCTGCAAACATGACTGTATACGTTGATTTTGAATACTACGAAAACACCTATGGCGGAACAGCCGTGTCCTCTGCTTTATTTCACGGGCATGCAGTGCGCGCCAGCCGGATGATCGATCGATTGACGTTTGGGCGGGCAGCTGAGGCGATTGACGACGAAGCCTATACTGAGCCGATCAAATTGGCAACCTGCGCGGTGATCGACAGCATTCAGGAGATTAATACCCGGGCTGGACAGATCACTTCTGAAAAAGTGGGACCGCACTCGGTAGTCTACACAACGACACCTAACAGTTTACTTTCAGATGAAGCTCGGATGAGCCAGGCGGCTAAGCGTTACCTGGGCAGTACCGGGTTGATGTATCGCGGCTTTCGGATGAGCGGAAAGGCTTACAGGGACTGATGCAGACGAACGGCGACATGACCCACTACGCCCGGGCGATTGTGAACGGTGCTGAAAGTTGGACCCGCACGGTGATCAAAGACGTGTTGTGGGTGAATACCAAAGCGGTGAACGTGATCCGCAGCGGTTTGCTGGACGCCAACGCGGTGGAGGTGTATATCCCAACACAGGGGCGAGAAATCACGATCAAGCCGGGTGATGTGATTGTGAAGGGCATTGTTCAACAGCCCCTCAATACTCAGTATTTGCTGGGCGATTTGAAACGTGATTATGTGGATGTGGCGACGGTGAAAAGCGTGGATCGGTATGATTTTGGGTCTGCGCAGCTGCACCATCTGATGATCGGAGCGAACTGATGGCCAGACGACCGCTGCGAATTGAGACACCACGGGGTGCGGTTTACCATGACGAGAATATGAAGGTTGTGCTGAAATGGAATACAAGAGAATTTGTCCCCAAGTGGACACGAAAATTCAGTGAAGCACAAAAGTTTGTTGATAGTGAAGTTTTACGATTGAGCGAACCTTTTATTCCTCTGGACACAAGCATGTTGATCAAGTCTGGCATTTTAGGGACAGAGGTAGGTTCCGGAACGGTGCGGTGGATCGCCCCGTATGCAAAGTTTCAATACTATGGCAAGGTGATGATCGGCAAAGATTCGCGATCAGCCTGGGCCAAGCTCGGTGAGAGAAAGGTGGTTACCAGCAAAAAGTTGACCTACCACGGCGGCGGTGAACGCGGCAGTTTCTGGTTTGATCGAATGAAAGCCGTACACAAAGATCAGATTGTGGAAGGCGTCCGGCGAGTGATGCGAGAAACGAGGTAAAGCGTGAGCGTTTACGGTGGATTGCCGGAAAGTATCCTGGAAGGGTTGCGGGATTTCATCAAAACATATACTGAGTTGAAGCAGGATGCACCGGTATGGGTGGAGTATCTGGGTAACAATCCGACTGAGTATGCTGTGCTGCCACTGGCAGGTTCACGGGTGGTTGAGACGTATATCACCGGTAAACGCGTGATGAGTTACCCATTTGCGCTGCAGAGTATGGAGAGCACAGCTGATGATCTGGAGCGATTGGAAACAGCCGGATTTTATGAAGCCTTTGCTGAGTGGTTGGATGCACAAACTGAGCAGGGTATTTTACCTGACCTGCCCAAAGGCAAAACTGCTGAAGCGGTGGAGGCATTGGGTTGGGGCTATTTGTATCAGGATGGCGTTTCGATGACCGGTGTATATCAGGTGCAATGCCAGTTGATTTACGCACAAAATGCACAAGAAAGTTTATGAAAAAATAGGAGATTTTACGATGGGCGAAAAGATTAAACGAAGTTTGTTTGCCACGTTTATAGATGTGGATCCGGGTTACGAGGACTGGGGGCTGGTGGGCGATGGTGTGACCGCAGCAGCAATTGAATATAACCCTGAGATCAGTGAAGAGGTGTACATCCACCAGGACAGCGCAACAGCAGAGGTTGAGCGTTATGGACCCAAGATGCCGCTGGAAGCAGTAGCTATTATGGGGGATGATGTTTTCGACTATGTGGACGGTTTGCGAATCGACCAGGCCGTGTTGAATGATGCACACACCCAGGCGGTAAATGTGTGGCTTTATAAGCCAGTGAACGGCAAACAGGATACATACGAAGCGGAACTGCGGGATATAACGATCTCGATTGAGAGCTTCGGCGGCGACGGCGGCGTGGCCAACCGGATTAATTACACGATTCACTACCGCGGCGACCCGGTGAAGGGTGAGTTTGACGCAGATGCGTTGACTTTCTCCGCCAACACATAAAAGGAGCTTTTATGGACAGTATTCGCATTGATACCGGCGCGAAACGGATTGCGATCAACGGTGATCCGACGCGAGTAATTGAATTTAATCCAAAAGATGTGTTGTTTGCTGAGAAATATTACCAGATGGTTGGTGAATTTCAGAGCAAGCAAGAGGATTATTCCACACGGGCGGAAGTGCTGGAGGCTGATGCTGAAGTGGATGAGATTGGCTTGCCACTGAATACACAAGAGCGTCTGGCACTCTTTCGTGAGATTTGTGACTGGACCAAAGAGAAGATTGATCAAGTGTTTGGCGCGGGCACATCTGAAAAAGCGTTTGGCGAAGCACTCAATTTTGATATGTTTGTGCAATTCTTTGAAGGTGTAAAGCCGTTTATCGAAGAATCCAGATCCGAAAAGGTGCAGAAATACTCGAAAGTCGTTGCTGATCGCAAAAAGATTGAGAGTGATAAAGCGATTATGGATTGACCATGAACATTCTCACTGACCAACTGCCAACAGCGATCAGGGTCAACGATAAGGTTTATGAGGTTAACAGTAATTTTCGGGATTGCCTGCGGATCATCATGGCATTTGAAGACAATGAGCTGACCGACTTCGAAAAAAAGGTTGTGTTGGTGAATGGTCTTTATCAGGAGATGCCAGATAGCAGAGACATACCGAGTGCGATCCGCCAGGGCGTGAAGTTTCTGGATGGCGGCAATGATAAACCTGAAGAAGAAGGGCATGGCTTACGGCTTTTTAGCTTCACACACGATGCAAGGTTTATCTTTTCAGCATTTCAACAGACACATGGGATCGATCTGCAAAATACTGAGTATATGCATTGGTGGCAATTCATGACGCTGTTTATGGACATCGGATCTGAAACGTTCTTTTCTAACCTGGTGAGCCTGCGTAAGCGGGTGAAAACTGGCAAGGCGTCGAAGGAAGAGAAGCAGGTGGCGCGTGAGATGGGATCTGTCTTTGAGGTGCCGGAGATAGACACCAGGAGCATTGAAGAAAGAGAACTGGAACGAACATTTATGAACCGGGTGAAGGCAGCGCGAGAGAGGAAAAAGGTGTTAAATGCCCAGGGGTTATGATGGTGAAATCAGGATTGATACCCGACTTGATGAGAAAGGTTTTAATCACGTCATCAAAAACATAAGTTCTACGGTCAAGGACATGGGGCAAAGAATGAGCTCCACTTTCAAGAGTCTGGGTTCTTCGATCAGAAACATGGGTCAGAAGATGCTTTCCAGTGTTTTGGGTATTGCAGTGGGCTTTATACGGGTCGCAGTAAATGTTGGTGTTGTTTTTGGTTTCCTGATGATGGTGATTCGAGCGATCAGCAGCATGGTAAACAGTATCATTGCTGCAGGAACGAAAACATCTGCATTGAAAGAGGGTTTTGAGAACCTGAAGTTGTCTGTGCGGAATGCATTTATGCCACTTTTACAGGTGGCACTGCCACTGTTACAGCGGGTCGCGCAATGGCTGACAAAGATATTTAATGTTATTGGCCAGGTAATGGGCGCTTTGATGGGCCAGCGAACCGTGATGCGGGCGACTGCGGATGCGGCGTCGGATGCGGCTGGTAGTACGGGCAAGATGGCAAAGAACACCAAAGAAGCTGAGAAGCGGGCAAAGGGAGCCCTGGCAGCGTTTGATGAGATCAATGTTCTAGAAATTGAGAGCCCGATTGAGGAATCGGAAGCCGGCGGGGGAGGTTTGGGAGATGCGCTTGCTGGATACGAAGAAGTTGCGATCGATTCTAAGATATTAGATTTTTTCGATAGGCTGCGTGAAAAACTTGCACCACTCAAAGAGGCGTTGGGTGGGTTATGGGATGCACTGAAAGAGTTATGGGATGTTATCTGGGAAGCGTTGCGTCCGGTCTTTGAAAGTTTGGGACTGGAGGGTGAAAAGCTTCTTGACGTACTTATTGATTTAGCCGTGAAAGGAATTGAGTGGCTAACTGAAAAAGTAAAAGAACTGACCGAATGGATCAAAAACAATCAGGAAGCCTTTAGAGCAATAGTTTTGGCATTAGGACTGATCGCGCTGGGGATAGCCATGATTATGAGTCCGACCATAGCAGTGATTGTATTGATACTGGCACTTGTGGCAGCGATCGTTTTGGTGATCAAATACTGGCCGCAGATCAAAGAAAAGGCGATCGAGGTTTGGAATAAGATCAAAGAAGTGTGGGGGAAAGTCGGAGCATGGTTTTCGAATGTTTGGTCAGGCATCAAAACGTCTTTCTCTATTGCATTCAACGCCATTAAATTTGTCGCACAGGAAACTTGGAATGGCATAAAGCTTGTGTGGAGTAAAGCGAAGCTATGGTTTGCGGATGCAATTCAATGGATCTCAGATAAATGGACGAATTTCACAGATGATTTGAAGGATGGGATTAAAGCAGCTTTGAACACAGCTTTGGGCTGGGTTGAGGGCTTTGTGAATCTATTTGTTAAAGCGATCAATCTGATGATTGGACTTTTGAACAAGATCAGCATCCCTGTTCCAGACATACCGCTTTTGGGGTTGGACGGCGGCACGATCGGGTTCAACATCGCCCCGCTGGCTGAAGTAGCAATTCCACGATTAGCAAAGGGTGCAGTGATTCCACCCAACAGCCAGTTTTTGGCGATGCTGGGTGACCAGCGATCGGGGCGAAACCTGGAGGCACCGGAAGATCTGATTAGGCAAATCGTGCGGGAGGAAACCGCCAACCAGGAGATCACAATTAATTTTGCTGGCAACATGGGCAAGCTGGTGCGGGAGATGAAACCCTATGTGGACAAAGAAAATCGGCGGGTTGGTGTTAGCCTGGTAAGAGGAATTTCGTAATGAGTAATTTGATAACGATCGATGGTACTCAGTATGACGTGCCGATTGTCAGCATGAAACGATCAGCAGACGACCTGTATAAATATGCTGAGCGGACAGAGGATGGGGTTTTGCACAGTGAAAAAATCGGCGTTTACTTTAACTATCAGATTGTGTTTGGTAAGAACATCGGCAACCCGGCGGCGTATGCAGCGTTGTTTGCAAAGCTAACTGAACCAAAGGAATTTCACATTGTGAAAGTGCCTGATGAGACTGGAACGCACACTTTCGAAGCATACTTCTCAAACATCAAAGATGACTTTGTGAGAATACGAGGAAGCACCCGTTATATCGAAGGGCTTTCTGTGAACATCATTGCGAGATCGCCAGCGAAAACATAAGAGAATACGATGGCTTAAAATTATGGCTAAAACAGCAGTAAGTGTGGTTTTCGGAGATTATGAATTCACCTCAGAGGACATTCGTGAAGCGTCTGTGGTTGAAGAATTTGACCCGATGGCGATCACATTGCCGATAAGCACCTGTGACTTGCTTTTGTATACCGAGGATGCTGATTTCTCGATCATGAATCCTTTCCGCAAGTTTTTGAATTTCAGAAAGAAGCAACCGCTTTCCATTTATGAAATTATCAACGGCAAAAAAGAACTGATAGGGCTCTATTTTTTAGATGCATGGGAAAACACGAGTACCACTCTGGTGGAACTGAGATGTGTCGATCAGATCGGTCTTTTGGATATGCTTCCGTATGATGGGGGGATATGGCTGACACCGATCAGTGTTAGCGAGTTAATTGGTCAATTCTCGGTAGACACGGGGATTCAGTTTCAGATTGACCCGGACATAGAAAACGAGCAAATCACGGGCTGGATCCCGATCTGTACCTATCGTGAGGCACTGCAACAGATTTGCTTTGCTGTTGGGGCGTATGCGCTGACACCCAGGCAGGCTGGATTCATTAAGATTGCACGTCTGGCCAGTGAACATGGCGTTGTGACACAGGGGATCAGAAGCGGTATTGCGAAAACGGGGCAGCTGAGAGTATGGCAACGACGATGGCGCCCGGCACAATGGGAATTAACAAGAGAAGCATATCGATTTGATGCCAGCCAAATTGGGATCGGATCGCCGATCACCCAGCGACCGTTTGTGAGTGGAATTGAGGTGACCGCACATAACTATTCGCTGGGAGATGAAGAAAAGGATCTGTTTGATGGCGTTTTACCGGTAGGAACTCACAAAATTGTTTTCAGTGAGCCGATGCACTCGTTGAACGTTAGCGGTGGAACGATTGATGAAAGCGGGGCTAATCATGCCTTTGTAACGGTGGCAATAGAAGGGAATGTCAGTCTCACCGGAAAAGTTTATGTTGTCTCAAAGAATTTATTCAGTAAATATATTGCCGGCAATGGGAATGATGATAAAGAAAGTATACCAACTATTAAAGATGCAACGCTGGTAAATAATGTCAATGCTGCAGAAGTAGCAAAACGCATATTTGATTATTACCAAATTCGTCTTGAAAAAAGGATGAAATTGTTTGCACCGGAGGCGGCGGTAGGCGACGAAGTTTTTATTACCGTGGAAAGTGATCAGGAGATCAGAGGATATATCGAGCGCATGGAGGTGAATTTAGCAGGCGGTTTCATAGCAGAAACAGTCGTTAGTGGTGATGTGTTGATTTTGTCTCGTGATCGGTATGCTGGTGTATGCGCAACCGGGCAATCGAATGTATTGCAATATCGTTTCAGATCAGGGATTGATAACCAGTAACAATGAACATAACAGTGGAGTAGGCAGGAGGATTTACTGATGGGATATACAAAAAAGATATGGGTTGATGAGATTTTGGCAGGAGCTGAGCGGTTTGAGATCCTGGACAATGCGGGAAACGCAGTCAATGACGTTACTGACCTGGCGGCATGTCAGATCAAATTGAAAACAGCCGTGACCACGCCAGGGACCGCAGTGAACGCTTCCAATATGAACAACATCGAAGACGGCATTGAAGCGATTAGCGAAGGGGCAGCCATGTCTGTTAAGGGCGTGGCAGGAAATTCACCCGGAGATGTGGCGGATATCGCCGCAGCTGATGATGGAGCCGTCCTGCGAAGATCGGGCAATGCTGTTGGCTTTGGTGAGGTGAACACAGATGGGATTGCTGATTCGGCTGTAACGCCGGCAAAGACAAATTTCTTTGAGGGTGTCGGAATCTATTTCGGGAAAGTTGCTCAGGGCGGCGCAGGGACAAAACTCCCTTCTGGATGGTCGTCTTCAAAAACTGCTACAGGGAAATATAAGGTCACACACAACTTTGACTCGACAAATTACGTGGTCACACTTGGGGCAGATAATAAATATCCTTCGTATTTTACTATTCATAAGGATTATTTTGAGGTTCATCTAACAGGATATGACAACAGTACACATACAATGAAGTTCTATGATGCAGCATGGAACTTCATTGTAATGAAATACTGAGTCGAAATACTGATGAAAAAAGTGATTGTTGTAGATGGCGGTACTGTCCTGGGCGAGGGCGCTGTAATGCGCAGAAATGGTGATATGGCGATGGTCCTAATGGATTGCGGTATAAAATTATGCGTAAACATAAAACGAGTGGATCTGATTGAGAAAGAAAAAATACTGAGTGAGCAAGGGGAAAAGGAGAAACAAGGTCCAGAGCAAGCCACAGGGCGAGCTAACGGCACAGGATGCACTTATGCCCAGTAAAAACATCGCAAATAAAGACACTGTAATTGCTATTCTTTCAGATATGCAGGTGGGTTCGACAGTGGCTGTGTGTCCGCCCAGGTGGAACCTGTATGACGGGGGAACCTACCACGCTTCGCCAGCGCAAATGATTATGTACAGGCAATGGATCGCCAGTGCAAAGATTGTGGGAGATTTGTTGAGCGAAGGAAAGACACGCAAACGATTGGTATTGATTTTGAATGGCGAACCGATCGATAACGATCATCATGGTACACCACAACTAATTACAAAGACAGCAACCGAACAAACCGATATGGCAATTGCATTGCTGGATGAATGGTTGCAAATTGTGGAGTTCACTCCAAAACGGGGGGATTGCATGTATCTTGTGCGAGGTACGGAAGCACATGAGGCTGGCAATTATCTCGAAACAGTTGGGCGTGATCTTGACGGGGTAGTGCCGTATCGCAAGGACAGTTCACCGGTGACCAAGGACGGACGCTATACGCACGCCAAACTGGTGCGTACGGTAAATGGAAATCTATTTGATATAACCCATCACGGCTTTACTCGTGGCAGTCGTGCCTGGACCAGAAGCAATTCAATTTATCATACATTGCGGTCGATTTATTACGATGCGCTGGAATATGGCTATGAAATCCCTGACTACGTGGTCCGCAGTCATGGCCATGTGTACACTGCGGAAACTTATACCGGACATAGAAAGACGATCCATGGCTGTATGACACCTGGTTGGCAGTTGAAAACACACTTCATCAATCGCGTGGCGGCCAATGAACGGATCAACTCAATCGGCATGGTGTATTATGACGTGCTGAAAAGCGGGCATGCCCAGCATTATGCGGAGATACTCAGTATTGAGGATGTGAAAGTTGAGGCGTTTTGAAAATCACACCGGAGGAAAATGAACTGCTGCTGGCACTGGCATCTGAGTTCGCCAATACTCAGTATGACCCGAAACGTCATGTGTTGGTGAAAGATGCAGCCATGCTGTGGGGGATTAGTGGACGGGCTGCCACAAGCCGGCTAGAGAAACTGGTAGAAAAAGGTCATTGGGGAAAAGAAACGGTGATGCACCGGGGCAGACCTAAAAATGGATATTACAAGAAAGATTGATTTTATCTATGTATTATTATGTGTATAACCACCAGCATAAAGGACAACCCTACCACCGCGCTATGAAGACTGCTGGTCATACAGCAAACTTGCGCAAAGCTGATGTAACATTGTTTGATCGGGATCAGGTGATGAATTCGACTCAGCCGCGCTATCAGGTAACAGAACAATTGGAACGGGGGTCGCTGATTATGATCTACCCGCACTCGGCACTTCCGCCCTGGTGGTATGACGGGCTGGTGCCGGTGAGAGACTATCTTTCGTGCGTGTTTGTGATCGGAGAGGCACACAAAGCCGCCACAAGTGTTTTTATGCCCGGCGCGAGGGTCGAAGTGGCCGGCTGGCCGTGGTGTGTGCAAAAACCGTTCAAAGTACCCAAACAAGTAAAGCGGGTGTTGTTTGCGCCGATTCACATAGCAGGGGGGTTGCGACCGGAAGCCTATGAAGCTAACCGGAGTATCTTCAGAGAGTTGAAACGGATCAAACGCAATGAGAATGTTGAGATTGTGATACGTTATATTGGTGAATTGCAGGAACAGGGGTTGAAACCGTACCGTGAATTTGAGTTTGTGGAAGGGTTCAGGGACGGCGCAACCAGGGAGATTGACCGGGCGGATGTTGTGATTGCTGAAGGAACGTTTATGTACCTGGCTGTGGCACGAGGGGTACCGACCGTTGGCATCAACCAGCACCTGCCCACGAGAGCCAATAAAAACTATGCGCGCTATACCCCGCACACCTGGAATGATTACGGCTATTTATTTTCTTACCCGATTAATTACAAACCCGGACAGCTGCGGGAATTGATTGAACAGGCCGCAGCCGGAGAACAAAGCGAATGGCGGGCGAATAATATTGGGAAAGATATGGATCCGCTGGCATTTGCGGAGACGGTGGAAGAGATTTGGCGAGAGAAGCAGAAATACTGAGTATTGGGCGGGGAATAGTTTCGATTGCGGTTAGTGCGCATTTGTAAGTTTTCACCATGCATATTTGTGCGCATTTATAATACGAAGTTGTGAATGGTACTAGCTATAAGTGCTGAGCGAAAATATGTGGTACTGGTGGGACTCTTCCTTGGTACTGCAATTGGAAGGAAAAGGGGTGTCATTTTGGAATTTAGTGATTTTTGTAAA